ATAAGACCGACCCGTAAATAATTTGTAACCAAATTACTATAACGATTTCAATGTTTCTGTGATTCACAACCACAGGTGTATTGTGTATTGTATTGACTGGCGAATGGTATATGAGAGCAACGTACAGCAGCGTCCATATACAATTTAGTACCGAATCTTGCATTCATACACTGAGATACTTGTCTACTTTATTATGCGAAAGGCATAAGATAAGACCGACCCGTAAATAAATAACCAAGAAACATTTAACCATTATTTTCTGAGAGCTGGAACTCTAAATCCAGCAAGCCAATTCTTTAAGGCTTTATAAGAAAGATGATTTTAGCAATTTTTAATAAAATGCAAACCCGGAAATTTTTCCATTTTAGTAATTGATCAATACTAATCTATATTTAGATCATTTGGGGAACTTGTTCCCCCAGGCCACTTTGTGGCCTTTAAGGTGGATAAAACCACCTTTAAATAAAAATAAAACGTTTATTAATACTTCGTTTTCAAAATACATTGGATATTGTCCTTCCAATGAGTCATATTTTGATGAAAATGTATATTCCGATAGTAATTACACTGTCTTACGATTACCCTCTTGATGTAAAATTTTTGAAATTTTAAACTAGAACATATCTTTTATCAACACTAATAGATGATTCATAATCTTTGAATTTATCGCAATTAGTTCTAATAACCACTCACTACTTGATGAAAAGTGAACAAGGTTAGAAGTTTGATAACGATCCCTGAGTTTAATTTGAATATTTCGAATTAATAAATCACTAAATACACTCCCGAATTTCGGCAAGAATTTAGTAACCAGAGGCACTCCTGACGCCAATAAGGAGCACAATCTAGATCGTAGATTGGTTGTCCATACCATTATGAGTACAACACAACCCCAGACACCCAAACCCAAACCCACACACACACGCCATGATCTGAGCTCCTCAAAGGGAATTCACATCATCTGCCACAACTGTGGCCGTCGCGCATGCATCAGTGATGTTTCGAACATCATTATCTACCGCGAACAGTGCACCAATTGCACTTTCCATGTCCAATCTCTCCTCACACGAGAGACCAAGATCGACATTCAGAACAGAATTCGTTCTGTTCATGAATGGTTGTATTTTGGCAACTCATATGGTAACTCTTTTTTGAGTCACTATGTGAAAGTTCCTGCTGAACTGGACCAGCACCTCAACTTGCTTGAGGACACAATGATCTTCGCTCACCACATTTTGCTCAGCAACAATGCAGGTGATCGTTGCATCGCAGTCGTCAACTTTTGCAAGTTGCGTGGATCCCGATTGGGATTCACATCCGCTCTTTTGAGTGTTGTTTCAACTCTCTTTGAGCCACACACCACGCGTGCACAAGATCCTCTCTATGATGAGATTCTGCAGCGTGTCGACTTTGAAGCCCAAGTGCTTGAAAGTGGCGAAGATAATATCTTCGCGACAGCTCGATCCTATCTTGGATGTTTCGACAAACTCAAAGAAACAGCAATGTACAAGAAATTGTACAAGCTGTTGCTTTACATTCTTTCCACTGGACTTTTGTCTGGTGTGAATGTCTCTTTTGAGAGTTTGAACTTCTCCAAGTTCGAGGCCGAGGCTGTCAAACGCACACACCGAGCAGGTGTCGACATGTTTCAATGCATGCTTGACACCATCCTCTTTGTCTGTGACAGAGGCATGGTTTACATGCAAACGGGAGACAAATCAGTCTTCCTTCAATCCGGATCTTCCTATGAGAAGTGGATTGGCACAGCGAATCGCTTGATTCGCGATGCTAAATTCCTTTCCAATCCTGAACCGCATGGAATCAACAAGTTCGCTTTTGTTAGCGACCTCAAGGATGCCATTGAGAAAGGAAAATCCATCCTGCGCTTTACGGCGGGACTTGATAAGTTTGAGAAAACTTATCTTGCGCGTGTTCTCTCGGATCTTCAACTGATCGAGAGTGAGGAACTCACGCGCAAAAACTCGCAGATGCCTCGGAAAGATCCATTCGCCGTTCTGGTGCATGGATCATCCAGCATCTGCAAATCGCAGTTGAAGCAGATCTTGTTTTACCATTATGGTAAGTACTTCGATCTGCCCACAAGCGCGGAGTACATGTACACCCGCTGCCCGACCGATGAGTATTGGTCAGGCTTCAACTCAACACAATGGTGCATCGTGATGGACGATATCGCCTTCCTCAAGCCCAATGGAGAGGTTGATCCCACACTCAAGGAGATGCTGCAGGTCAAGAACTCCGTGCCATATTGTCCCCCTCAAGCCGCGCTTGAGGACAAAGGGCGCACACCAGTTCGCGCTGAGCTGTTGATTGGCACAACTAACACGAAGGATCTCAACTTGCATGCATATTTTGCATGCCCCTTCGCCATTGCGCGTCGTTTGAGTTACATCATCACGGCCCACATCAAACCCCAGTACTCCAAACAAGGTTTCATGGCAGACTCGAAATTGATCCCGATCACTGACGAGGGCACGTACATGAACATCTGGGATTTTGAGATCAGCATCCCCGTTCCTGGTAAGGATGAGGAGATCGATGCGCAACAAACCAAGTACACCTCCATTGCCAAATTCCACGAGATCAACGATCTCTTGGCTTGGTACATTGGAGTCGCAAAGGAACACGCGGCCGCCCAATCTAAGGCGCTGAATGCAGATACCACCATGAGTGGTGTTGAGATCTGCAAAGAATGCTACCGTAGCATGTCGTGGTGCGCTTGCGAACCAGTACTTCCTTTCGAGGCCCAAACCGAGAGCGAAACCACGGAACCAGAAGAAGACTTCTCCACATACCCGTGGGATTTCCAGCTTAAACTGTGGTTTTACTCGAAGACCATTCTCGCTCAACAGAATGAGTACCCTGAGATTGTTGGGAATACACTTGCCGAATTGGCAAAGTATCACTTCATGTTCTCCGTGTTGGGATACGTTGCTCTCTTCACCTTCCCCCTCATCACACTGATGACCGTCGTCTTTGCATACACTGCACATTCTACATTCGTTCACTTTTGGACGCTGGTCAGCACCTGGTACAGCTTCGTACTGGGAGATGCGTGGAAGTATAAATTATTATTCACAATTTGTGGTCACCGACAATCCACATACAAGATGCTCTTCAAGCTCGCCACACAGCGTGTGAAGAAAAATTTTCTCACACAACCGCATCTCACCAAACTGAGTATCTTTTTGACCTCAGTTTCGGTTGTTTTCGCTCTGAAGACTCTTTGGAATCAGTTCATGCCCAAGATGGCTGAACAGAGTACCTTCGGTACTGTTCCCACACCCATGGAAGTTGAGAAACCAACTTTCTACTACCAGGATCCCTACATCAACACAGGTGTGGAGATTTCTGGTGCATCCAAGTGCGTCCAGGATGACAATGTCTCGAACTCAGTTCGTGATGCCACAGCCAAGTTAATTCTTCGCTTTGACAACACACCTGAGTTGGCGATGGCCACCACTGCATTCAATGTTCATGGAACTATTTGGATGCTCAACAAGCATGCTCTTCGTGAAGGAGACGGAAAGTTGGATGTCATCATTGATGATGTCACACAAAATGTCTCCCGAAACATTAGCAGAGTCACTTTTGAGCAAAGTGACATCCGTACCATCCAGGGAACGGACTTGGCGTTCATCGAGATCCGTGCTTTGCCACCCGGTAAGAGCATGATCAAATACTTTCCCCTTGAACCTATCAAGGGAGGCCGGTATGGCGGAAAGTACCACACCATCACGAAGACTGGTGTTCGAGCAGTGAATGTTCTCAAAGACATTCATGTTGGGAAATGTCCAGTCTTTGGGATCCCAGGTTTCCAAGCCAAAAGTGCAGAACAGACAATCAGCGGAGATTGTGGTTCTATTGCTCTGGCGGACATTGGAGCCGCTCAGGTCCTAATTGGATCGCACACGTGTGCGAATAGCTCACGTTCAGTGTTCGCGCAAGCGATCACTCAGAAGATGGTGCACGCCGCTGTATCATCTTACAAACCACAAGTTGATGTGGGACCGGCACCTATCAGTGCGGGGACATACAAGCGCAAGCTTGTTCCTCTGCACCACAAGTCTGCGATCAGGTTCATTCCTAAGGGAACAGCGACCGTGATGGGTAGCTTTGATGGTTATCGCCCCAAGCACAAGTCCAAGGTCTCGAAAACCTTCATTCGTGATTATGTCACGAAGGATGGTGAGTACGAGGATGTATGTGGTGCTCCTGACATGACCTGGAAGCCATGGAATTTGGCCCTCACGGACATGACAAAGCCCGATTACTCATTCAAGAATTCGATTCTCGATGAGTGTGAGGAAGCTTTCCTTCAGGACATTCTCAATGGTCTTGGTGACAAGATCAATCAACTCCAAGTTTACACTCAGGACGTTGCACTGAATGGTGCGGAGGGTGTAACCTTCGTTGATCGGTTGAATATCAGCACCAGTGCTGGTAACCCCTTCAAAAAGTCGAAGAAGCATTTCATCACACTTGATGAAAATAACAAGATCACAGGATTGAATCCCGTGATCCAAGAACGCATCAACGACATCGAAGAGACCTACGCATCAGGAAAGCGTTATAACCCGCAATTCTGTGCTCATCTTAAGGATGAACCCACGCCCATGAAGAAGGTTCTTCTCGGGAAGACTCGCGTCTTCACGGGTGGAGAATTCGCTTGGTCGGTCGTGTGCCGCAAATTCTTGCTCTCACATATCCGCATCATTCAAAACAATCCTTTTGTTTTCGAAGCGATGCCGGGTGTAGTTGCTCAATCGGTTGAATGGTGGAAGCTTTATCGCTACATCACCAAGCACGGTCTTGAACGCATGATTTGCGGAGACTATGGCAAGTTCGACAAGAAAATGTGCGCAGCATTCATTCTCGCCGCTTTCAACATTCTGATTGGAATGGCGAAAGAAGCTGGTTGGAATGAAGAACAACTCACCACTCTTCGTTGCATAGGTTTTGACACAGCGTTTGCACACATCGATTTCAACGGAGATTACATCTCCGTTCAGGGAAACCCCTCGGGGCATCCTTTGACCGTGATCATCAACTGTCTCGTCAACAGTTTGTACATGCGATATGCCTATCGCATGATCACGACGCGACCTCTTTCTGATTTTCAGAAATTGGTCGCTTTGGCCACATATGGTGATGACAACGCCATGGGAGTCTCTGCGGAGATTCCTGAGTTCAACCACACATCGATCTCTCAGGAATTGGGAAAAATCGGTGTAGTGTACACCATGGCGGAGAAGGAAGCGGAGAGTGTTCCGTACATTCACGTTTCTGAAGCATCTTTTCTCAAGAGAAAATTTGTCTTTGACCATGACATTGGTGCTATTGTCGCACCCTTGGAACATGCATCCATTCACAAGATGCTCACTTCCTGCCTCAAATCGGGGAGTCTCTCACACGAGGCACACTCAATCTGCGTGATTGAGACCGCCATGCGAGAATACTTCTTCTACGGTAAGGAGAGGTTCCTCGAGCGTCGAGCTTATTTCCAAAAGCTGATCGATAACCTCGATCTGTCGGATTGGGTACGAGACTCGACGTTTCCCACTTACTCTCAGTTGGTGCGTGATTTCTGGATGAGATTCGGAGACACGGAAAACGCTGAGAAGTATGCCTCTATGCATGATTGCTAGAGGATCACAGAGAGTAAACTCTATAAAATCAGAATGATGTCTAATCCAATATCACCTTATGTTTGTTGATTCTAGAGTAAACTAGTCAAAATCTGGTAGTTAGATTGACCCTCTCACTATCTATATATGTCGTCGGTAACTATTTGTCAGGTCTGCGATCCCGTGTAAGATCGCAATGCTGCAAACTAGAGCTAGATCTAGTTTCTGATCCTCACTCAGTTAGTGAGGGGATTCATTATGAATCCTATTCCGAGTCCGATTCATCATATGTTATGCAATCTTCTGTTGTGCAATATGTGGATGAGGATGCAGGTTTGACTGTCGGTGTAGGTGCTGGAGCTACTGAGTTTTCTCAGCATGATGCCACCACAAACACTGACATATCAAAGTTTCTTGAAAGACCAGTTAGAATTAATACTTTAACATGGTTTGAGAGTGACCCTGTGTCAACAAAAACTGCCCTGAGTCCGTGGAATCTCTGGGCAACAAACCCCGCAGTACAAGCAAAGTTGAGAAACTATGCTTTCATTAGGGGTAATTTGCATGTGAAGTTCACCATCAATGCATCACCATTTTATTATGGTATGATGCAAGTGAACTATCTTCCACTGCAAAATTTCACACCCTCCACCATCATTGCGGATGCTGGACAGCGTTGGTTAATTCCAACCTCTCAGCGTCCCCACATACTACTTGATCCTCAAGATAGTAGTGGTGGAGAAATGATCCTCCCCTTCATCCACCCAATGAATTTCATTGATTGTGGATCGGCTGCTGCATTCACAGAACTTGGTTTCCTTGAATACAACATCTACTCGCGATTGCAAAGTGCTAATGGTGTCAGCTCTGCTGGCGCGTCCATTACTACTTATGCATGGATGACAGATGTTGTCCTATCGGGAGCTACTGTCGAGTTCGCAGCTCAAAGCGACTATGTCATCCAATCGGATGAATATGGTCAGGGAGTGATCTCTAAACCCGCATCCACTGTAGCATGGGCAGCTGGATATTTTGAGAAGATTCCCATCATTGGACCGTTCGCTACAGCGACACGTATCGGAGCCAGTGCCATTTCGGCCATAGCTAGTCTATTTGGTTTCACCAACGTTCCGGTCATTGCTGACACCGAACCTGTCCGACCTGAAGCCTTTCCTAAAATGGCTTCTTCTGAAATTGGTTTCGCACTTGATAAACTCACTCTTGATCCCAAGAACGAGTTGAGTGTAGATCCTCGTATCATTGGTTTACCGGATGGTACCGATGAAATGATGATCTCGAACATTGCTCAGAGGAAGTCGCTCTTAGGTATTGCTACCTGGTCCACTTCCGATCTAACTGATACTATCATGTTTCATTCACGTGTAACCACACATTTGTTTGACATGGACTCAGCTGTGCAGCCCTTGGTATTTATGACACCCATGTGTTACATGGATGGTCTTTTTGCTCACTGGAGGGGAGATATTATCTTCACGTTCAAAGTGGTCAAGAGTAAATACCATAAGGGACGACTGCGTATCAGTTATGATCCGGCAGGTGTAAGCAGTAATAACATCATTGGAAATGTTCTTACAGCTAACATCGTGCAAACCGTTATCATGGATATCGGTGAAGGTGGGGAAGTTGAATTCCGAGTCCCATATCAGCAAGCAGCGCAATTTTTGCGGACGCGCACTGATTTTGCTGTTGGCAATAAGGGATGGGGAGTTAACTCGACACCACCAACATATGCCTACGATCCTGAGTTTGACAATGGTTTCATCACACTTCGTGTGTTGAATATCTTGACAGCTCCCGTGGCATCGTCTTCTGTAGACATTCTCGTTTACGTGAGAGCTGCAGAGACAATTGAGTTTGCTAATCCGAAAGATATTAGCTCTTCTCAATTGTCTCCGTATCTCGCACAATCCGATGTGTATATGGAGAATATTCCAGAAAATGAAGTTGTTCTGGGAGATTCCAAGTTGGCTGCGAACAACCAATATGTCGTTCACTTCGGTGAAAACATTCGTTCGTTACGTCAATTACTTCGTCGCTACTCATATCACTCTAGCACTTACATGAGTGTAGCAGCAGCTGCGGCAAGTGACAATCTAACAGTTGTTAGAAAGTTGTTTGCTAAGATGCCACCTACACCGGGTTTTTGTCCGTTTGGTACTGAGACAGCAAATAAGATTGTGGGAGTTGGTCCCACACCTTATAATTTCTGCGAATATACACCACTTGCATACATTATGCCAAGTTTTCTTGTGTATCGTGGTTCCGTCAATTGGACCTTCAACACAATTGGCCCTGGATTACCCCTTAATGAACTTCGTGTCATCAGGGATAATACAGGTGGTGCTTCCCCTGGCTATAATTCAATTACAGTCTCAGGAAGTGCAAGTGAATATGCGCGTGCGCTTTCACTCAATCGCTCTGCAGGTGCTGCAGGACAAAGTCTAACAAATGCAAATACCAATGCAGGAGTTAATGTGCAATGTCCAATGTACGCGCGTCAGCGATTCCAATCTACGTACCCATTGCGCGCAAATAGAGTTTCGAACGCGGATGGATCCGACCAAGACATGTTCGTCTTGGAGGGTGTGATCAAGAAAAATATGGGAGAACCCATCACTTCTGTGGTCATTAACTCCTATGTGGGGATTGGGACTGATTTTTCTTTACACTATTTTGTGAATGTTCCTACGTTCACGCGATATAGTGTCGTCCCAACAGCCGTGTAGATTGGCTCAGACATATCATTGTCTTAAAATATGAGAACCCCAGATGGACTGGGCTTACAAACCATGGTAAAACAGGATGTTACTTGCAATCTTAGCAGAAGACACTGGGTCGACGGATGACCACCACTCTTTTATTAGAGAAAGATCCTGGCGTAAGCCCTATTATATACAAAGTTCAATGTTTTTGTAGTCTAGGGCTCCCGCCCTCGATGAAATTTTTTAAATTGAACCTATCCGTATATTTTAGGCCCGCTAGTAGATACTAATCCGCTAACAAACAAAAAAAAAA